CGAAGTGCTCCGCCTTGCGCTTTAAACTTCGTACTGGTAATTCCCGAGAAACCGTCGCCGGTAAAATCGCCAATCAGGTTGGTTTCTTTCTGTTTCAGCGGCCCGCGTCCGAACAGTGCGGCCATGAATCCGCCAATTACCGGGATCATCTCAGCTCCGCCTAATTTTTTGTCACCAGCTAATGCGCGCCCAAGCATGTCCACGGCAGCCAAAGCAATAGCAGGCCCAGCGACAGCCGCAAATGATGTGCCCATGCTTGCCGCCGCGCCCACACCCGATGACCCCCACAATGCCGAAGCGCCAGCTTGTGCAGCTGCTTGTGTACCTGTGACACCCATGCCTCCGAAAAACGAACCGACTGATCCAGGCAGCATACCGCCAACTTTGCTTAATAGCGTAGTCGCTCCAAGCCCGGTGTTAAATAACGAAGATGCGCTACTTCCTAGGCTAGCAAGATTTAGCAAATTAACACCAGATGACCCGCCGGAAGTTCCGCCTGACATCAAGCCGGACAATCCACCGCCTGATGCCGCAGCCGATCCAGGCACAGCAAACATCGCAGACAATCCGATAGACTGGGCAATTTTCAGCCCGGCGAACTCCGACGCGATCCGCAGAACCGTATTCTTGACGTTCTCAACCATGCCTTTTAGGCCGGTATTGAAAAAATCAAACACCGCATTGCCGAGCGCAGATTGAATGTTGCGACCTGCTTGAATCCAGAGTTGATCCATTTCGTTAACAACGGTTTTGTTTACCGTTCCAACGTCCTGTAATTCTTGCTGCGCTTTTTCAAGCGCTCTGTTATATGTTTCAACTGACATATCAGGCCGCAGGCGCTCTAATTCTTCAAGAGTCCGATTAAAACGCTCCTGCTTGGTAGCAACGCTGTCAGTTATATCTCTCACCCGCTGCGCATCAGATTGATACTGCCGCAGCTTGTACATCTCCATATCGAACGCTTGAACATGCGCTTGCTTGGCAGCTGTTGCTGTTGCTGTTGCTGTTGCGTTATTCAGCGTTTCTTCCGAATTCTTCTTTGTTGCCGCACTGCCACGCCCAACGGCTTCAGTGAGCATCTTTTCTTGAATCACCCTGCTATTAACTTGGTCGACGTACTTCTCGCCGTCTGCGTACAAAGCTCTTAGAGCCTTATCGGCATTAGCGAATCCGGTAGACATCTTGTCAAAGTCACCGTTTTTAATGTTGGAGAATTGCGTTGAAATGAGCTTTCCGAGAATCTCAAACTGACCAATGAACACGCGTGTTAAGTCGATCAATCCGGCAAACTCAACGCCGATTCGATGGCTCCAGTCCTTCATTTCTCCAGATTTAGCGAGTGACTCAATGGTTGCGTCTAAATCTTTGAGTAGATTGTTGTAAGCGCTCACAGCAACCATTGCCGCCTGATCAAACAGGCCGCCTATTTTGACTTTCAAATCCTCAACCAGCCGCTGCGTTGAACGCATTTGCTTACCGGCATTCTCCATTGATGCGGCATAAACACCGTTTAATGCTGATGCCTGCTCCAGCACAACATTTACACGCGCCTGCATCTTCTCGTTTTCAGAAAGCGAAGCGACTGTAACGCCCATCTGTGCCGCAAGATTCTTGTACGACTGTTCAAAATTGACATTAATGCCGATCCCGCGCAACACCTCAACCTGTGCCGATGTTATGCCGTGGATCATCCGGTCAAGCGCGTCGGATGAATTTATCTGGCCAATGACTGCGGCATCCTGAGCCAATCTCGCAAGCTCTGTGGCTTTGGATAAGTCAATTTGTGCCTGGATTAACCGAGTCATAACAGAACGCGACTCGATCATTGAAATGCCTTGTTTTCTGACAGACTCAGTTACCGAATCTACTGCGGTTTTATTTAATCCGGCATTCCGCGTCACAACGTCTAAGACGATACCCATTTCAGAGTAACGCTGATTCAGCGCTGCCGTTTCAGTTACAAACCGGCTGATCCCAAGCGTTGCCAGCGCGCCGGAAACAAGCCCAAACGCACCGGCCAGGCGGCTTGATGCCGAAGTCAGGCCATCAGCGGATTTTTCAGCACGCGCACCAGATACCGCTAGACTATCAAGGTCAGCCGCTCCCTTTTTAACCTGCGTAGAATCTACCGCTATACCAAGCGTGGCTATATCAACAGTACTCATGCCAATTTATCCATATGAATTACGGGAAATTTTAGAAATGTTTTTCCCCCCAACAGAATCAATCCAAAGACTATCCAACAGCTTAATTGCCCGCACTTCCCACGGATCAAGACTGGTGCGCGTCAAATAACACCAGTCTTTTATACCCGTAGAAGTGAGCCTGTTCGGCCCCATTCCGTTACTTGACCGCTCTGAATTAAGCTCAAAAAAATACCGCCATAAATAAGCGGTAAGTTCTGGCATTTCTATTTCGTTTGCTAATTCATCAGGCATGATCCCGGATGCTGTATAAGCCATTTGCAAGTGCTGCCTGAGCGTTGCTCCATCCTTCTGAAGCTTCTCAAGCCTGAACTGACAAGCGGCGTATTCAGCAAGCTCCGAAATCAGCACGTCATAAAATTTTCCAGTTCGCTAATAAATTCATTAAGTTGATTGCGAATCCACGGCATATCTGTCAAAACTCGCTTCACGTTCGGAACGTTGAAAACCAATTCCTCACCTTTAAACTTGATCGTGTTTGATTCTGATGATCGCCAGCCAACCGAACATATTGTGAGTAGGGTAATTGTGTCCTGCTCATAATCCTCGACGGTTTTAATATCCGGGTCTTTGCCGCGTTTTTTGGCCATTGCTTCACGACGAATTGCGGCGTTGGTTTGCTCCTTGACATATGATCTAAACACATCGGAATCACGCCCTACCAGTGTCCAGAAAATCCCAATGTGCGCATTTGTTGCAGGATGTCGCAATTCAAATTCAGTACCTTTGTTGCAAGCTGCGATTGTGTCGATACTGCCAAGGTCAAAAGACTCTGTTTTTTTCATTTTCTTAGGTTCCTGTTTTTTTATTAAGAAGCCAATGAATCTTGCGTCCAATAAGTCGTAGCGACTATGTCCGATGCACCGGACGTATATTCCAAGGCGGTGAATGGAACAGTCATCGTCAATCCTTTCTCACCATCGTCTTTGCTGGCACCACCAACTTTTACGCGCGGGAAAATATGGCTTTGGAAGTCAGCGTTTGCATCTGTGCTATTGGTAAACACGGCCACGATTGATATTTCCGTTTCATTCAGGAAGTAATCGCGCATCGTTGCGTCAGAGAACAACACGGACATGTTGCCGGTTACATCGATAGAGCCGGGGAAAATGTCCGGATCAGTGTTTGAGCCGACCACGCCGCCAGGTGCGGAGAAATTGCCTTTAACCGCAAAATCGATACTTGTAATCAGTCCGACCAATGTACCCTGCACGTATACCGCTCCATTGACCGCAGCAACCACTGGGCCGCTGGTAACAGCCGTCGGTGAGGTGAAGTAGGCGGATGTGTCGGTATCCATATCCAGACCCATGATCTCAAAGCCAACCTCAGACATTCCGGTGCCGGGTAACTTGACCGTTGCGCCTGAAATGACGCAATCGGTGAATTGTTCTGACTGAGCAATATCAGAATGCCAATGCTCGATAGTCCAATAGTCGCGTGTGTGCCCAGACGCTGGAATTGCGATGTGCTTGCCGGTTTCTGCGATGGTTACACTGTCACCCGCAGCTTTTGCGATGAACGGATTGCCATCCATCATCACGCCGGTTATAACTAATGCCGTGACGGATGTAATCAAACAGTTATGCGCATTATTTGCGGTTGCAGGTGCAGCCCAACCAGAACCACGAATAACCATACCGGCCTTGAACCCGTCGGTCAGAAACGATCCCGTAGCGCGGGTGAATGTGCCAGCCGCTCCGGTAGTCACTGCGGTGGTTACATCCGTTAGCGCGCCGCTTGTTGCTGCCGTGGCTGCTGCTGCGCGAAGCAGTGACTCGAAGAATTTCTGATAAGTACCTACCGACAATTCGCCGTTGATCGTTCCTGTTACCGATCTCACACCATGCCGCATATCTGCGCGCTGCATTGATGGCCGCATTTCCTTACTTTGGTAAGTCTGTTTCTTAAGATCGATTGTGGAAGTTACGCGCCGGTATTCCTGCGCTGAACCTGCTGTTGCTTTGGTTCCAAGTGCAGATTGCTTTTTTGCTACAAGTTTTTTAAATACGCCGGATGCTATGGTCGTCATTGTGCTTTTCCTCAGAAGTTAACGAGGTCAGCAAAATGACTAAGCGGGGCTATAAAGCGCGGCTAAGTCGCGTGCTCGATTGATATGATTAAATTGGTGCTAGTTCTGCTCTTTAAGCCACTTCTCCCATGCCGCAATAATGGCTTTCACGCCTCTCAATGCGGATTCGTGAAACGTTCTAGTTGCTGGTGTCATTTTTTATGTGATATCGGAAAAATAAGGTATTGATACTGGCACAACGTAATTTGCTTCTTCGGTGATTGCCGGTGCTATTGATGCGGTTCTCAATATCCGCACAAGAACGCCGCTTTGTGTCAGCGTCAGACCACGATAGAACCAGTTTCTTATCACTTCCGCCCGCGTGATGGCATCGTAAGAACCGTTACCCAGTGGAGCGCATACAGACACTTGGAAAATTCCGCTCTCGCGCCGCAAAGTGTTACCGAATGTCGTGTTATCCGCTCCGGCTGGTAGCAGAAACGCCCGCTGATACATTTGGCCTATTGCCGGTTCAAATGGCACGTTTTCCCAAGCTGTGCTTACCGCTGGTGAAATGGCGTTCAATTTGCTTTCCAGCGCAGCCCTGATTAGTTGATAGCTCATCAGACCCCTGCCACTGCTTTATTGATGTATTGCTGGTATTCCATGATAGTTATTCTGACCATGCCAGCAGGAGCCTGTTTTGAATACCCGTACTCAAGTCGTTGCGCATATGGCAAATTGTTGACCAGATAAACTATTCCTCCTGCCTTCGCGCTGAGCGCCACTGCGCCCACCGCGCTTACAGTCGTGGTGCCTGACTTATCGGTATCATCCAGAGTCATTGATCCGTAAGAATTTACGCTTGCCAACCAATTTGCTCTGAATCTTCCGGTGTCTACTGGCGATTTCAAGATAACCGACCTGAATATGTCATGCGTTGCCTTTTGAACAACAGTATCGACGTTTAGCTTTGTTTTATTGGCGAACCTGGTTAAATCGAGCGTAAAGTTACCCATGGTCACACTCTCAACTGGCATTCATACACGGCAATTTGCTCGCCAGACCAAGTTTCAACAACTCGGACAATGTTCCACACCACCGCGTCAATCGTGACCGTATCGCTTGGCTTCGGCTTTGTTATTCCCAATGCTGCGATAGTGACCTTCTTGTCACCGGCCTTGATCAATCCGGTTTGGAACCCAACGCCCGATGAGTGCAGACTGTAATCTTCAACAATCGCTTTGACTGTGGAAGTTGCCGTAGTCTTTGCCGATGTTCCGGTAGCCGGGTTATAAGCGCCGTTGGTTACTGATGTTAACGTTACGCTCTTGCCGTATTTATCGATCAGCTTGTCAGATAATGCGCGAAATTTGGCATCCAGTACTGTCATTTTATGTTGATTGTTCTTATTTTCCCGCCACTGAATGGATCTCTTGTGAACGTCTTGGAAACTGCCTCAACTGCCGACATTCCACAGTCCATATAAGCCAATGCAAATCTCGTGCCGCTACCTATTGCGTAGTAATTGTCTGTCTCAAGCGGTATTTCTCTTATTCTAAAAGTTCCATTATCTTCAACCACATCAACACAATGGAGTACACCGCTAGTTATTACGAAAGCCTGACAATCCAATTCTCTATCTGGATTCTTGTTATTGAACACGCACTCAACAAAATGCTGCATGTCACCTACATCACCGCAATAAACTAGAGCCTTACCATCCTGCCTAAACGATTTCTCAAAATTATCATTAACAATAATGTTAAATGCCGTCATGCGTGAATCATATGCAATGATTCCGTTTCTATAAGCTATTGTTGTCATGATCTAATTATCTTAATTCCTGAACCGGCATTGTTTAAATAAGGCTTTAGCAATCAGCTTGTCAGATAATACGCGAAATTTGGTATCCAGTACTGTCATGTTCTATAAATACTCATGCTGCCGTCGCTAATTTCAAGCAGCGGGCTGATTGTTAGTTCAACGGCACGATAAGTTTTATTCTGCTTCCCACCCTGAAAATAAGCCACGCTGACACTGCCGATTGACTCGCTGGCAGTCTCCCGCTCAATATCAGGAATAAGACTGTCTGACGTTGATTTAAGAGCCATCTCGCAGCAAGCATTTTTCAACCCGTCGGGAATTTCGTCATTCTCGATAACCAAAACAATCCCGTTGTCATCGATATAAACATTCTGACGCGGCCAATCAAGCGCTTGCGTTGCGGTTGATCTGCTTCCCTTCCACCGCTCACGATACGACTGAGTAAGATAGTCAGTGGCCAGTCGTAACGCAATTTCTTTGGCGGTTGTGGTCAAGGCTGCCCATGCGGCATTACCACGATTCGAGTGGTACGTATCCGCATCGGCAACGCTGACGTAACTTTCGCTATTTGACTTCGCTGTCCCGTCTTCTGTAACCAGCGCCACGTCTACTTACCTTTTTTCTTCGTCGGAACGCGTTCTGCTTCATCTGTTTCACCCGTTTCTATAGGTGATTCAGGTTTAGCAGATTCTTTTACTTCTTCAGGCTTGCGGTAAAAATAATTACCGGTTGCCACATACTCACGCGCGTCGACAGAATCAACCGTGAAAATATTGCCATTCGCGTCATATACATTAATCATCTTATATATCTCCCAAGTTGATCCATGTAATAGTCACTGTCCCGGTCAATGTCTGTGTTGCGTTACCGTCGACGTCGGTCGTTGTGGCGTAGGAAGTGTTGATATACACATCCTTAGCCGTTCCTGTTCCGTCAAACTGCGCCGAAGCCGCTAAAGCAGATCCGACAGCAGTACCTGCCACATCAATTGTGGCCGATGAAGTAAACGCGGTGGAAGGCAACAGGTCGGCCATTGCATTATCAAGCGTCACATTTGACGCGGCTGCCGTTCCGATTGATAACGCACCGGTAGAACTCGCATTGAGCGTTGTGTCTAGCGCACTTGTGGTTTTCTGCGCGATGGATGCCGTTACTCCAAGCACCAGAATACGACCAGCAGGAAAATCGTAAATTTTCGTACTTTGGTATTCTGTGCCGTTCACAATAGACTGTGCCAAGTCGGTAAGCGTCAAAACAGTTTGATGCACAAGCGCGTCACCATTTTCAGTGACTACGCACGTAGCGCCAAGCGACTGCGGCACCATTCCCGCCGAAGCGGGTGGCGCAGCATCAAGATTGGCTGTTTTTATCTTCCGAACGTTATCATTGACTGCCTCTGTGTAAGTTACTGTCCTAGACATAACTCACCCCTTATCGTTTAGCGATAAACGCAGAAAAATTAATACCAGTTGCGATTGTTCCGGCAATTTCAGTGTAAATACGTACATAACGATAGATAACGCCGTTCTGCTCGTTTCTGATCGGTATCGCAAATCTACCGGTAGAAGTATCCGCGTCCGCCGGTGCCGATGCGTTACCCATCTCGATTTGTGCCAAGCAAACAGAGCCAGAAGTCATTGCGGCAACATTTGAACCCTCCAGGCAGATTAGATACAACTCATTGCCGCTGTCTACCTCAACCGCCGAAACATCCACCACAAGAAAGCCGTCAACGATCCCTGAACCAAGGTCAAGAATTGTTGACTCAGTGGTAGTTGTCGCCACTAACCCCGCATCCTTAAGATTTAACTCGTCATCATATTGAAACATCGAATATTGATTTGGCATTGCTATTACTCCTTAATTTATTGACTGATTAATGATTAAGCAACAATGGCCAAATCACCAATATGCTGCAAGCGGGTAACCGCACGACCATGATAAATGGCCAGGCCGTTATACCACTCAACGCGGGTTCTGAAGGCTGGCTTATCTTCCATTTCACCGAGATCAACCGCTTCAATGCCGCCGTTTTGTAAGCCAGTCATTCCCATAGGCCCCATGCTCAAAACGTAGATTGATGTCGCTGTAGCAGTGCCGGAGTACGCAGCTTCGGAAAATCCTAGGATGGCTGTTTCGGTGTTGTCTAAATCAACGGTAAGGATAGGCAGATCGTTGTATGACAATACACGGGTGCCGAACTCGTTTTTCTCCCAGTTAATATAACCGCCAACGCTGGTCGATCTAGCCGCCGCGCTGAATTTGCGCGCCATTGCTTTACTCATCAGCAAATGTGTAGCGTTAAATGTCTGGTCGATTGATTCGTCTAGTTTTGCCAGAGACAAAGCCGCACCATTAGCAGTAGTACCGGCGGAAATAACCTGGTTCCCTGTCACTCTGGTTTGCAAGCCGTCAAATTCACGCGGATCAGAAGCGGAATCGCCCTTGATAAATTTGCGCGTCCAAGCCAAACCAAGCGCGCGTATTTTCATCGCTTCATGAACCGCTCGCTGTGCCTGGCCTTGCGTGCGAACGATAAATTTATCCACGTCCAGTTCACCGCCAGCAATCACCAAACGCTCAGTGATTGGATTCATAACGCCGGTGCTTGGTGTATAAGATTCATTAACGCCTCTAAATCCAACACCTGGAAGGCTCGCTTCGCGGTTATAGGATAATGAATTGCCGGTAATATTCTCGAACGGCAAAGCGCCCAGAACATCACTCGAACCGGCGTACATTTCAATCACCGCTTGCCGTACAACGTTGCCAGTTTCAAGCTTGGCTGCTTCTAACAATGTAAGTGCCATTTTTATATCATCCTTAAATTTTAAATTGAAGAAAATCCCGTGCTAGCGAACCGGCAGAAGTTGATCGGCAGTAATTTATCAAGACTTTGTTGCAAGACCCAATTCGCGTGCTTTAGTGAGTCGTTCCATTGGTGGCAGTTTCGATAAGTCGATACTATTACCTTTGTTTACGCCTTCACCGTCGCCAGCGCCAGAACCTGGTAAAACAGTGCCTTTCAAAATGCTGTCTTTGTGCGGGTATTGATCAACCAGCAATTCAAGCGCTTCCTCAAAGTCTGCTAATTCGCCCGGCTTGCTACGGCTATAAATCTTATTGCCGTTTGAGTCGTAAGCGACCGCTTTGCCTTCCTCGATCTTGAATTGACTGCCGAACCTGGCTTGTACCAAATCTGACGGGATCGCCAGTTTTTCGGCTATCATTTTCGATCTTGCAAAGCTTCCGCCTATCTTTTCGTCGTAAAGCTGTGCTTTAAAAGCATCGCGTTCTGAAACAGCAGTATCAATTTGAGCTTGAAACGCCTTACTGATCTCAGCTTTTACCTTCTCAACTTCGCCTGCATCGATAAGCTTTTTCTGGTCAAGGCTTGCCAATGTTTCCAGTGCCTTGATTGCAGCCGACGGATCGGCAATACCTTCAAAAGTCTTAAGCTTATTTTCTGCTTCAGTGAACCGCGTCTTATAAGCTGTGTTTTCCCCGGTTAGCTGCCCAATTTTTGCAAACGCTTGACCAGCATCGAACTCAATTTCCTTGCCGTCAGTGTGTTTGTAAACTGGCTTGCCGTTTCTTAAGACTGCGTGGCCTTGCTCATCTAGCATTAATTCCATTTTGTGAACTTCCTGTTCAAAAGTTGTGGGCTTTCTGCCCAAAAACCGCACCGCTGCTTACTGCTTTGTTGCGGGCAATAAAAAAGCCGACTATCCCTTTCAGGACAATCGGCTTCATTTGATACTAAACTTTCTGTTATTTAACTAGCTTCGTCTCTCGAATCATTGGGGAATATATGCCCCGCTTCCAGCAACTCATGCATTCGTCTTTAACTGTAACGGTTCCGCCCTGCTTTTTGCCATTCTTAATGACTGCGCCGGTGACTATCGTAATGCTTGACCTGCACCCGCATCGCTCACACTGCAACATTCCGTCCGGCTTCGGAATGCTCTTTCTTTTGCTGTGCAACACCTCTAAGTCTGACGGCTCAGCAGGTGGAACGATGGTAAATTTCTTCATTTAGACATTACATGCCCAATTTATCGAATAGTGCTTTATTGCGCTCTCGAAGCTGCGCGATGGTTAGCGTCCTGCCTTTATTGTCAACGAACTTGTCAACAGCCTCACCTTCGCGAAACAGTTTAGCCTTTGTTTTCCCTAAAATCTCATCCTGACGATCGGCTGATTGCTTCTCAAGCCACGTTTGATAAGTAATATCTTCGGGAACCTGACCGTCCATTGATGCGCGCGTTGATTTGAACTCATCTATATCAAGACCAAGCTCGCGCCATGATTTTACGACCGGCGTTACTCTGGAACGGCAACCAATATGCGCTGGCGGCCTTGGCCCACTATTCAAGGGGTAAACTTTGGAATCCCTGGCCTGGCATATCGGACTTGTCCTGGAATCAAGCATTGATACCCACATGACACCCTTGATCAATTCTGAATTGGCCTCATAAAACCGCTGCGCCGTGAAGTTCGACATATGGTTAATTGATGTCCTTACCATCCCTTCGACGTAATGCCTAGGCGCTTGCATCAGGCCATCGGCATAATTGCTTGTCTTTGTGCCTCTGATGGCCCTAACCATCTGATCTATCGTTTCGCCGTTTACGTAACCAAGCCTGATTGCATTTTGTATTTTTTCTGCACGATCCGCGCTTAGATTCTCAAGATAACTGGCCATCGGAACAGCGCCGTTCTTCGACACCTGAAACGGCCTGGACATCGCTGCGGTATAAACCTGCTCAGGATCAATCGACGACACCGATAGACTCACCGGCAAAACAGACTTAAACAAACCAGACTGATATTCCGCTTCTGCTTTCGCTAGATCCTGCAAATCTGATTCAACACCGCTTTTTAACGCACTGTAAGCCTGCGCGTTGGTTCGCATTACATCCTTAAGCAAATTACTCAATCGCTGCACCGTAAAACTTCCACGCGGCAATCTTTCCAGCGCGTTAAGAATGTCTAGTGTCAGTTTCTCATCTGATGCGTTCAGAATGGATATCATTCTACGCACGGCGCCATTGCCGTAATGCTGCAAGTCAATCGCATGATTGACTGCCTGGTGTAGCAGCGACTCGTTAACGGTTTCCATTAAGCCGAGTTAATCGTTCCAAATGCCGGGCCCTGACTATCAATCATTTCTTTTTCTTTTTCCGCATCAATTTCTGGCGACAAAATGCCGCGCCGCTTGAACTCTGATATTAGGGTTTCGTCACTGAGTTTGCCCGCTTGATTGGCAGATAACAACAACTGCGCGCTTGCGTCGGTCAGCGTTGCAGCCCCGAAGTCTTTAAACAGCTCAACGGTTCCGCCTGTTTTCTGGCCTGATAAGTCAGCCATAAATTGGAGGCATTGATTAAGCGAATCTTCAAAGTTCTCTACTATGCGTTGCAAAACGCATTTATTGCCCTCATCCTCAGTGTAAACCTGCGTTGCCGTGATCTTGCCGGGCTGCAACACCAATAATTCTGCGCCGGTCTGCCGCATTCTCTCTTCAAGATCGATCAGAGACTGACGACCAGCCCCAATCGATGAGCCGCTATGTTCTACGAATTGCAACTCCGCCGCCGGGCTGGTTGCCTTCACTGCCGATGACATGCCGACCATTATCTTGTCGGTTTCGTCGAATCCGCGCGCAAAGAGAATAGGAACTCGCGCAACATGCATGATTGAACGTTGATCGCTGCTGCTCTGGTAGTGTTCTATGTTTTGATAGGCCAATTCCATCAAAGACGGATCGGCCATCATGAATCCTTTATTACGATTGCCGTAGAATGCCACAAAGGGAATCTCACTCAATCCGGTAATTCCTTCGCCGTACAAAACCCACTCGCTTTTTTCAGTTTTGCGCCATAGCTGCCATGCGCCTGGCGTTAGCACTCGAATGTACTCAACCTCGGCATCACCATAATCTCCGGTTGGTTCCATTCTGCGTTCACGCAAACGAAGCTGAATTATCCTTGTTACGCCGCCAACTGTTTCAGTGCGCCATCCGATAACATTCCACGGCGAATAATGGACAAAGAAAGGTCTAACACCCGCCGCCTTTTCGTCCGCTTGCGTTCTAATGCCATCATCTTTTTTTGGTGAGTCTACCAGCACGCCAGACAAACCATAAGCCAATGTTTCGCTGAAAATATCAGACGCAAAAGCTTGCAAATCGTGGCCTTGAAGGTCGATATTCTCCGCCCACGCTACGATATTCTCAGGAACGTTGTCATTTAACTGTAATGGCTTGCTAAATGGCTTTGCTGCTAGAATTTCAACCGTTCTGCTGAGCACAGGAAATATTGTTGCCGTATTCAAACGATACCGATAAGCACGATCACCTTCTTTTTCCCACTTTGGCAAGTAAGTTTCACCGCGCTCGCGCATTCTTTGTGTGCCGCCCAGAAGATCGCCGATAATTTCCCATGATGGCGACATCTCAGCAACCGCCTTGGATTGCTTTTCAATTGGATTTATACTTATCATAAATAGAACTCGCTTATCTCGGCCTTCCTGCTTCGAGTATTCGATCGGTATCTTGTTTCGTCGACAATATGGTCTTCGGCATCCGTGTCCACATCATCTGGATCTTTCTCTGATCTTGGCAATGTTGGTACTGTGCGGATAAAATTACGGCAGGTATCAAAAACAAAAAAGCCGGGATCTTCCATAGGGCAATCCAGACTTGATTTCATAATTTTACGTAAGTGCTCGAATCCATTTTTCCGACTGCCTGGGCCTTTATCAGCTCTTTCCCACCTAACTCCAATTCTAGCCATATCATCCGCGATACAAATGCCGTTTTGTGTATCGAATATTGCCGAATCTGCCGGGCCCGGTCTAACCAGGTCAGTTATGTTCATTTCTTTCTCTCGTTGCAATATACCTCTGGCTATTTCAGAAGCCAGCATTCTGCATCCTTCGTTTGGCTTGCCATTCCAACCGTACCATTCGGCGATTCTAAATAATGTGCCACGTGGGTAGCTTTTGCCATCCGGCAAATTTGTGCCATCAGATTCAGCCCACCAGCCCACAGAAAACGGTCTGCTAGAACCCCAATCGAATGACCGATCAATGCGCCATGTTGCAGGTATTTCAAACGGGCGGATTGCGTGAACAGACTCTCTCCAAACATCGTCGAACATACCGCCCGCGACAATATCCCACGATCCCTCTAGCCACGCCTTACGCTTGTTTTCGTCAGCAATGCTCTCTAACTTGGATATGTAGTGCGGGTCAGCCGCCATGAGAATTTTGTTCTCATATACGCTACCGTGAATTCTTACCCTGTTTAAATTATTTGTGCCTTTAATGACAACGCCAGCAGGGGCAGGATCAATGAATCGCGCTTTTACCCAATTATGACCAACCCCGTAAGGATTGCATGTGGCGCGAAACTTTCTTGGCATCCCATCAAATGCTGAACGACTGCATGAGTGCATCGATTCGTAGCACGCTGGAGATGGCCAGTTAGTAATTTCCTCGAACCCAATCCAAGGGTATTCATGACCGTGATAATTCCAGTAATCATCTTCCACACGCATGTGCCGCAACAACAATTGCTCCCCAGTTGGCCATGTCCAAACGTAATCGCTTGCGTTAAATCTTATGCCTGGATAAATCTGATAAAACCACCTTTTTGATTTTGCAACCACGTCAGCAAGCTGCGGGTATGTTTGACGGAATAGCACGCCACGCCAGTTACCGCCGAACCCTTTACCGCAATGTTGCGCGAAGTCCATCAATAACGCATCAGTTTTGCCAGGCCCTCTAGTACCTTCATACAGGCATTCATAAATCGGGCAACTCAGAAACTGTGCTTGGCTACCATACTGTGCTTTCCAGGATACCTTCAAGATTTATGCAGCGTTTTTTGGTATTCAGAGACACTTCTTTCCCATTCATCAACACTCATAGCAGCTGGCACAACAAGAACCCCAGAGGTTGGCAGAAGATCCGCGCCGTTCTTACCTGTTAACTCTGTCGTTGATGTCGCCATTCCTAGCGCTAAACGTTCCTGAATAACCGCTTTATCGTGGGCAGAAGCGACAGCATTTAGCTCTGAAGGCGACAAATTTTCCCTTCTCAAGAATTCGACCACTTTCTGTCGTATTTTACGTGCGACTAATGCGGTTTCCTCATTACAGCGCACAGCAGCATCTACCTGAACTTCAAGAATCTTTTCTGTCGCTTTATTAGCTATATGAGTCGCCCTGTTGTGTCGCTCATCTATCCACTTTTCATCACCGGCACGATTGCGCACGGTGGAAGGGTATACTGTGAAGTGCTCAGCAACATCAGCAAGGCTGCGAGTATGATCCGACATAAACCAAGCTTTCAACTTGGCCCAATCTACTCTAGCTGTTCTTCTTATTTTTTTTGACATAAATCTTTCTTCTTGGCCCGCATTGCTTTTTTATTTCAAAGCAGCAAATGCCGCTTCCGAAGAAACGTAATTCTCATAATCTGCAATATTCATGCGACGCAGCAGATCCTTCTTTTCTTCCGCATCCATGCACATACCACGACAAAATAAAAACCGGCTTTCTGACGTTCCTGCATATCTTCCATATTCTCTTTGCGTACAGCCTTTATTTCTTCTAGTGTTGCTTTTGTTTCTTTAACTTCTATCGTATCCGGGAATATCTCATTGAATCGACTATCGCCATCAGCCTCGGTCATCACCCCAGCGTCATATAACAACCCGGACATTCTTCCCCATTCAACTTTCGCATCATCACTCAAAAAAGGAGGTGGAGAAGGTTGAGATAAATCAAAATGAGGCTCGCTGTCATTAATTTTACGTTTGCCTGGGTTGCCAGCCAAAAGCTTTAATGATGTCGGCTTTGGTTTTCTTCCTACTTGCATGATTCAGATAATTCGTTAAATTTTTGACCAGTGGATTCGAGTATTGCTTCTCTGCCTGTAAAGTCCTGCCAGCGTTTTACTATTACGTCGCAGTATTTGGGGTCTATCTCCATTAGATTAGATGTCCTTCCGGTTAATTCGCTTGCAATCATAGTTGTTCCGCTACCACCGAACATATCAGTAACAACATCTCCGCCTTTGCTGCTGTTCATTATAGCTTTAGAAACTAATGCCACTGGTTTGGGTGTCGTGTGGCCCACAACCTTCTCTTTATCGAATCTCCAAACTGATGTCTGTTTTCTATCAGAATACCAAGAGTGCGCTCCGTTGTTCATCCATCCATACAAACATGGCTCGTGTTGGCTCTGATAGTCAGTTTGAGATAAAGTTAAGCTATTCTTAGCCCATATTATCATTGAGCTAAAATGGAAATATTCTCTAAATACCGCATGGAATATATCAGCACATCTATCTGAGTGAAAAACATAGACAGACGCGCCGGACTTTGATGTCGTTAAATAATTAGAAAACGCTCCACGCAGCAAATCAACCAATCCACCTCTGCTGTCATTATTTATTCCTTTATAATCAACCCCGTAAGGTGGGTCAGTAAAGGCCATGTCAGATTTATGTCCTACCATCAAAGAATTAACATCATCAATGCTAGTGCTATCACCGCACATAACCCTATGATTACCGCATAGCCATATGTCGCCAAGTTTTGTTATTGCATTGTCACCAACATCAGGCACAGCATCTTCATCAGTCAAACCTTCTGTTATAGTTTCAGGCTCAACCATCAATAAACTAAGCTCTTCATCACTAAAACCAGTTAGCTCGATATCAAAATCAGAGAGCTTTAAATCGCTAAGCTCTATCTTTAGAAGCTCATCATCCCAACCAGCATTAAGTGCGATCTTATTATCAGCAATAACATATGCCTTTCTCTGATATTCAGTTAAACCAGACAGGGTTATTGTTGGGACGCTTTCATATTTTAATTTACTAGCAGCCATAACACGGCCATGACCAGCTATTATTCCGCATGTCTCATCAATCAGAACAGGATTAGTAAATCCAAACTCTTTTATGCTGGAGGCGATCTGCGTTATCTGCTCATCAGTATGAGTTCGACTGTTATTCGCATAAGGTATTAAATCAGCAATTGGCAGATAATTGATATGCAGTTCTTTATTCAATTTGACCCCGTATTGTCATTTCGCGTTTGTGATTATTTGGGCCAGGCGCGGTCCTATATGTCATTTGCCCCAGAGATTCAGACCGGGGGGGGGTATTCATGCCTCGACACCTAGGATCGGAAAACCATCCAGGCCTATTTGTGTTTTCGGTTTCAAGTTTCTTCCTTGCTCTCTCGCAGTTTTTATCTTGTGACATTCCCGGTTGATCGATTGAAGGTTATTGAGATCATCTGTTCCGCCATTTGCCTTCTGTATAATGTGATCCACCTCGGTTGCAGGTGTTACCATGATCTTCCCGCCCTGGCATTCTGAGCATTTGGCAGAGTCCGTTATCCCGTTTAAGTACGATAAGTCTCAGCTTGTCCCAATCAGACCCATATCCGCGTTTATGTCGAGACTCATTTGACCAGCCCAT